ATGTCCGTGAAATTGGAGCCCCTGGGCAAGCTCGCCAGCTGGTGGAAAAAGCGGCTCGCCGCGATTCTGGATGAAGCCGCTGCAGACCAGCTGGTCATTGATGCCCGCTCCAGCACTTATGCCGCCGCCTACAAGCCAAGTAACGGAAACAGCGTTGCGATCAATGTTTTCCAGTTGCGCAACGGCGTGCCGAAAGTCGTTTCCCATTTTGCCAAGCACACCCGCGGCGAAGTTGCCCGGTTCCTGGTTCAGCAAGAGACCGAGCCGGCGACTGCCGATGAGCTGGTCCAGCTGATTAGATCCAGGTGGGAGGCGTCCCTCGTTGAGGACAAGAAGGGACGAGCGCTGAACATCTTGCTGCCCGAGGACCACCAGTTCACCACCGCCAAATAGCCCAGCAGACTCTGGCCGCTTCCGGGAGATTCCGCTAGGCCTTCTAGTTTTCCCCTGGGGCCGGTGCTGCGACCAGCTCCACTTCGAAGCCGGCTTGATCCTCTAAATAGGCCGCGTAGTGATCGGGGCCGCCGGCATGCGGATGCTTATCCGCAAACATCATGGTGAATCCATGGGTCAGGGCATCAGCTGCAACGGTTTCAACTAGCTGTGCGCTCGGCAGGCTAAAAGCCAAGTGGTTCAACCCCGGCAAGCGCCGATCATGAAGTTCATGCCGGACATCCGGCCCTGATTCCAAAACGATGTAATGGCTGCCGTGCTGATAGCTTATGCCGTTGTCCCATTGGGATTGGATGCGATAGCCAAGTCGCGTCAGCAGCCAGCCCAGCGATGCCGTACTAGTTGCTAAATCGTCGACCCAGATTTCCAAATGATGCAGCATGTCCCTGCCCAACCAAGTAGTCCGTCTAGTGGCTAATGATGCCACGGCATTAGGGCTGCGACCGGTACAACCAATCGATCGCTATCGCCGGGCAGTCAAACCAGGCTAATCGTTCTCATGCTTTGCACGATGCGAGTATTCGAAGTCTTCTGCCTGTGATTCACTGTCAAAAATGGGACTCACCGCTCCGCATTCCGGGCAGAATCCCTGAAATCCTCCCATAGCAGCACGCCCAAAATCGGATCCTACCTCGTTCAATTTTCCCCCATAGAAAGCTAATCCTAGGTTCCCAGCTAATCACAAGGTTCCGACAGTTTACGCATCAATATTCGAATCGTTGCAGAAAGGTTATAGAAGCGATGACATTCAAGTAATGAACTGTGATCCCCTGGCTGCGAGCCCAACTAGTGCAAAGAGACCCTCCTGGAAATGAATCCAGGAGGGTCTCGAGAAGTTTTGCTCGCGGCGATCTCAAGCCGTTCCCTATGAGGAGCAGCCAGACAATCAAGTTGGCCACTTCCATGTCCAACTATGGAGTCAAGACAAAGTCCCATGACTTCGTTTCAGTAAGATATATGGCATGGGAACCAAAGCGATTATCTACACAAGGCAAAGTAAGCACAGGGACGAGTCAATCACTCACGAACTGCAGGAACAAGCCTGCAGGACTTATGCGGCCCAAAAGGGTTATGACGTTATCGAGATACTGAATGAGAAAGGTGTCTCCGGCAAGACAATTGCTAAGCGCAAAGAGTTTCAGGCCGCTGTCGAAACCATTAAATCCGGTAAGGCCGAAGTCCTTCTCATTTGGCGCTGGAGCCGATTTGCTCGCAATACACTGGACGGCCTAATCACTCTTAAAACCATTGAGGAGGAAGCCGGTGGAAGTGTCGAATGCGCCACGGAACAAATTGACCGCTCAGCCATGGGCAAGTTCTCTCTCACGATGATGCTGGGAGTTGCCGAAATGGAAAGCTCCATCAAAGGTGAGCAATGGAAAGAGTCCCTAGAGTATCGACTCGCCCAAGGCCTACCACCGGGTGGACGTGATTATTGGGGTTACGAGAAGACAACCATCCGCACAAAGAATGGAATGTTAAAGCACACCGGATATAAGGTCATCCCGGAAACAGCCGATGTCATCCGATCAGCCATGCAACGAGTGATCGACGGACACTCACTAAGGAACACAGCCCTCTGGCTCAACGAACAAGGGCACAGAACTGACCGGGGCGATTTCTTCCAAGGTTCTCCTCTATCAACCAAGCTCCAAAATCCGTTCCTACGCGGAAAGATTAGTTGGAAGGGCCAAGAGTTCGAGGGCGCTCATGAGCCAATCATCACCGAGGCGATGTATCGGAAGTTCAAAGAATCCACCAAAAGCAATAAGGCGTTGATTCGAGGCAAAGTACCGCGTAGCCGGTTGATTGGTCTAATCGAGTGTGATGATTGTGGAAGGATCTTCTCATTCACGGACGGTAAGACAGCCAGCGTCAACTACAACAGAAAGAAACGTTTCCGGTGCTCCTCCAGAGCCAATATGGGCGTTGAAGCTTGCTCAATGACTTCTATTACTGTCGAAGAAGCCGAGAACGCGGTTGATTGGTGGCTCCCCCGACACTGGCAGGACATCGAGAAGGCCGTTCCTCAGGAGGCTTCACTTCAAGATTCCATTGATGACAAAGAGTCCGAGGTCAAGACGCTTCAAGAACAAATCACCCAGACGCTACTGCTGGGCGCAAAAGCCGGTCTGTCTCCCGATCAGCTCACCGACACGTTGAAGACCATCAACGAGCAGATAACCACCGCTAATGAGGAGCTAGACGCTCTCCGGAGCCAAATTCAAGTTCAAGGTAAACCGTGGTGGGATATCGAGGATGTTCTACAGGGTGCCGACATCCTCAAAGCACAGAGCATGTTGAAGAAGATTGTACGGAAGATTGTTGTGAATCGTGAGACCTTCACCATTCATCCGGTTATCGGTGAACCCTTTGTCTGGTACTTAGGTAAAGGCCCAAATCCAAACATGCACTTCCCCGCCGAGCACATCGGCAATATACCGCTCGAAAAGATCGGCAAATAGTAAGGACAGACCTCTTCGGGGGTCTGTCCTTGTTTCATGCGTGTGTGGATAACTCATATCAAACGATATGGGAGGGGGCTATATACATGCACCCCCAACTAATTCTGACTAGGCATTTCTCGAAAAATTTAGATATAATGAAAGTTACTCTCAAGTGGGTTTGACTGGCTTAAATCTCTGTGGATATTCTTGAGCCACACGCCCAGCTTGGGCATCACCAACCGAGAGGATTTACTTGCAGACCACGCCACGCACCAACCCGGAATTGATTCGAGACCTCGAGCTTCTGGGTGCCGAACTCGAAGCAATGCTCAACATCTACGACAACGCCGCTACGGAAACTCCGGAGATCCTGGAGTTCGTCACCAAGAGCACCGCTACTCGATTCCGCGAAATCCAACAAGCCATGGCACAGATTCAGGCCGAGCGCATGGAGAACGTCATCCGCAGGACTGAAATCCCCGATGACATCAGCTCACTAGTAGCCGGAAAATAAGTCCAGTAGGAACCGACTTAGAATTGCTTCGGAAGCTGGACGGCTTGAAATCCCTTGAATTTACAGGGTTTTTGGAGCCTTCCGCACACGGCTGAACATACCCTCCAAAACATGTGGTACTGAAAACCATGGGATAATGGGTGTATCAGAAAAAACAGCAGGAAGCCGTCTGGGAATAATGCTCCGGACGCCGTTGTTGAATGACAGGTAACACAAAAGTTTTTTGAACTTAGGTCTTGCAATACAACGCTCATGGGAGTACAATGCACACCCCTCAAAAACTGTGGTACAATAGATACATGAGCAATTCCCGATGTGCTCGACCGAGTTCCTTCTTTGCATACGAATCTCAAACTCGGTCTCTTATTTCCCGGTGATTGCGCTTTTCTCCTCAGCCTTGGTGGTTCTTGGTTGATTCTTTCTCCTTACCTTTGAAGGCCGTCTAGGTCGCTGTCCTTGTTTAATCCAGACGGCCTTCATTGGAGAAGCAACCAACATGCGTACCAAAGTTGATATTTAGTTTTACCGCTCTGGCTTCGGCCAAAAAAATTTTTCACCTGTTAAAAACTCATGCACTCCTAGAGTGCTCAATTCTAAGGATTTGGATAAATGAAACCAACTAGAACACATGATTACCGTGGACAGTGGGAACGCACCGACCTAGTGAAGACCCGTCTCAAACTCGCACACGCTAGAAACCGAGTAGCGAAGTTGAGAAACAATCTCACCGAACAAGAACAGCTCCTCGAAGACCTTTTGGCTGAGGAAGCACGACTACAGAAAGAAGCCGCCTAAATGATGACAGCCCTAATCCTGCTATCCGGAGTACTACTCCTAGATATGGCCCTGAGAATCGCACGCATCCGCGACATGAAGAAGCTCATCAAGAGAGCCAACGAGAAATAATCCAGTCGACCTGTAGCGACGACCCCAGAAGGGGATTTCACAGTGAATGACGAAATGACGATAACAACCCACAGCTTGCCCAACCGGGGCACGCCGAAAACCAAAATCGGAGAAACACTATGGCAAAGACCACCCTAACCGACCACTTCAATGGATCCACCGAACCAGACACCCACTTCCTTGTTGAAACCAAGGAAGACGCACAAGCACTTTCAGCCTTGGGATTCAGCGCCCACGTCTACAGCATCGAAGGCTCACCACTCACCGGATGGACACCGGCTAAGGGTCTGGCAGAAAAAGACCTCAATGAGCTTGGCTCCGGCCTACAGAGTAAGACCATCGTTCTTCTCGTGGCTCGCTACGTTCACGCAAACGACAAAGTCCAGAAGCTGTGCGCCGCACTCAAAGACTTCGCACCAAATATCAACGCGGCTTTCCACGCACCGCAGACGGAGCCTGGAGTTTCGGTCAAGTCCACCATCGAACACTTCGGAACCGACCTGATGCCTAACATTCTAGGAATGGGTCACCTGTTGGTTTCGGCCCCTGTGGAACAGCCTGAGGCCATGGAGAGCGGTGATGATGAAGACGCTTCCACGATGCTCTTTAATATGGTTCTGGACAGCTTCACCTTGGCACGTACCCGTGATAACGCAACGCTATTCCTCCTCCCCAACGAAAAAGCTAAGTTGACCTTCCGTGCATACGAAATCGGTTCGACCGAACTCAAGCACTGGATGACTCGCACCTACAACGAGCGAACCAAAAAGGTTGTACCATCCAGCGCAACTCGTGACGTGGTGGAGACTTTGGCCGGACGTGCCTCAGCCTCGCCGCATGTCTTCACCATCTCGAACCGCACCTTCCAAGACCTGTCCGGAAAGATATGGATTGACCTAGGAACGGAAAACGGCAACGTTGCAGTGATCGAAGAAGGATCTTGGCAGATTGAAACGTCGCTACCCTACAGCGTTGGGCACGCCTTCCTACGTGATGAAGCAACGCTACCAATCGGAACACCTCAACCGGTTAGTCTGCAGGATGCACGACAGACACTAGAAGCTCACCTCCTCCCCTACATCAACGCACAGAACGAGGATTGGCCGTTGGTGGTGGCTTGGATGGTTAATCACCTCTTCCCGACTAATGACAGCCCGATCTTGATGTTGCTTGCAACGCAGGGTTCTGGAAAATCGACAGCTACCAAGGCCGTCAAGTTCGCTGTCGAAGGTGGTCTTGAACTGGGTGAAACCCGCCGCTACAAAGACAACGAAGATGACATCATGGTTGCCATGTCCAAGGCACGAGTGACCATGTATGACAACGTGTCTAAGGTTTCCGAAGACATGTCCGACCTGTTGTGTCAGGTGGTCTACGGCACGACACACGAGAAGCGAAAGCTTCGCACAGATTCGGACGTAGTGAATTTGAAGGTCGATTCCAGCCTTATCCTCAACGGCATCGAGACCGGCCAACTTCGAGGCGACTTGAAGAGCCGTATGGTTACGGTCAACCTCAACGCAGGTGTCCTGAAACAGATGACTGGAGCCAGTCTAAAAAACGACATCGTCAAGGCACACCCGGCGATTTACGGCGCTCTATTAACCCTTGTTGCCAACGTTCTTCCGCTACTCCCACAGGCTCCTACGTGGCCGTCTGACGGGCCTAACGGAATGCGTATGCAGGATTATGCACGAGTACTTTGGGCCTTGGATCAGCTCTGGTCAACCAACGGAATCTCCCGCTACATTTCCGCATTGAACGAAGCCGCCGAAGACTTGCTCGATGATCCCCTACTGTTGACAGCTACCGCGCTAGTTCGCCGCTTTGGAACATACGTCTCCGAAGATGGGGTTTATGAAGGCGTGATTGGAGCCACCGAGCTTCTGAACGCCTACAACGGCCTGAGCATTGGCACCCGCCTACAGCTTGGAAACGCCGAACGCGAACCAATCAATCCGCAGAAGCTGGGCGGTCTGTTGACCCGTCGTCAAGGTGAGTGGACTCGCTTGGGTGTGACCCTCCGCAAGGAAGATCGCATCACCCTACGCGGAATTCAGCAGGTCACTTATTGGATTCGCGTATCAAATCCGAACCTCCAACTACAGGCGGCATCGGTGAACGTCGAGAATTTCTAGTTTGATGCAGACCTCCCACACACTTTGAAGACCGATTCGGAGGGTGTGGGAGGAGGTATGCAAGACGTTCAAAAATTTTTGAAGGTCTCAAAAACCCCGAGATTCCGGGCTTTTTCTACCTTCTATCTTCTTATTACTACTTACTTATTATTATTATTTGCACACATCACACTCTTATTAACTGTTCCTACTATAGGAAACAAAAAATTTCCAAAAAATTTTTTCTACAGCTATATGGAACAGACCCAACGGTGTGCAGGCAAGCTGTGCAACTATGAAACCCCGGCAACTGTATTCGATGGATGCCAAAGAGAAACAGGCGTAAGCCAGAAAGGTTCAAAATGAACAATCGACCACCCTACAACCACGAGGATTGGGCATGGAAGCAGATCAGCCTGACCAAGGCCATGGACTGGATCGCCAATGGAGACCATCAGCCAAGAAGCCAGTACGCAGACGGTGTGAGGAAGTTCCTTCAAGGGTCTGTCTACGACCATGCGGAAATCTACGTGATGGACGGCCAGAAGTATTACGCCGTCAACCCTTACGGTCTCCCGGTTCCATACACCGGCAATGAGGAAGAGCAGGTTGACGCGTACCTGAAGATGATGCAGGAAAGCTTCACCGAGCTTGAACGGTGGGGCTGGTTTACGGAAGCCTCCGCAAACAGCGTCTATCAGCCCAACGCTTACGAGGTGCGATTCAGTCGGCTATTGGTTTCCGACCGCCGGAAGCTCTACTCGGATGCAATCAATGAGATCAACGATGCCAAAGCGTTATTGAGGGAAGCCCGTAAGAATTCATGGATCGAGAGTTGGCAGGAGCAAGACGAGCTTAAGAGGCGTATTCGCTATTGCGAAGCACGAGCACAGGTATTGGATGCCCGGTACTAATAACTACCGACAAGTAAAGAAGGAATTAATGACGAAACGACACAACGACGCTCCAATTCAAAAACTATCGCCAAGGAGCGAACATGAAAAAGCTAGAAACAAGAACAGTCAACGGAATCGAAATCGAGCCGGTCTATGCGTTGGTATGGCACGGGACTTACTCAACCGGTGAGTGGAACGAGGAAGTCTTCCAACACTTCACGGATCGTGGAGTCCGTGAACTAGAGGCGGAGCGAACTAAGATCATTCCCCTTCCACCGCTGCCTTGGGAAGCTACCCCGGAAGACCTAGCCACATTCGAAGAACGAAAAGAACTGAAACGTTCATATGACCGTGCCATTGAATACCGAAGATCAGCATTGGCCGAACTGTTCTACAACGGATAATGCGAAGGAGACCACCTCGAAATAGGTGGTCTCCTGCGTGTGTTTGAGAACGGGCAACTATGAAATGAACACCGACCAAGGATCCCGTTCTTCGATACCTTCAACCCCGTCTCGGTCGAAGATAATAGTAGAGAATGAAGTCCCATCTTCAGCTCCCCAGCCAATGGCATCTTCAACTTTGGAGCGTTTCAAGTCGTTTCCGAAAGTACTTATGAGGATCTTGGGCTTGGGGTCATGTCGTAGGAACGCTTTTAGAAGTTCGGCGTTCACAGAATCATCCCGGAAGCTGTAGCCGACGATGAGCCAATGCTTGGACTCCGAAAGACCCTGTGCCATTGCCTCATAGGCTAATTTGAATGGCTGTTCCAATACACGCCTAGGCTTCTCGCGGGTATTGGCAAGGACAACGACCGGCATCATGTGCTTTGATCCGTCGTCCATGTCAGAAAGGATATTGTGTCGCCTCAGTGACTCAATAGGGAATTTCACTACGGCACCTGTATACGTATTTTGCCAGTACGCAAATGAACCGTGTGGATGGATCAACCGGATTCGCCTATCAGCCGGGAAACTGAGGTCTTCTCTTAGTTCATATCCCGTAGTCCGCTCAACAACTACCTGCTCTCCGATTTCATCATCATCCGTGAAGGTAATCTGAGCTGGCTTCCGGGGATCTGCCATGTCACAGAATGAAAAGTCCAACATTCTCAAGGTCGCTAAGACCAAGTAGTCATAATTGAGATTAGAGAAAGTGATTGTGCCTGAGAATTGTTGGTAGAAGGCGTGAAAGAACGAGTGTATGTGCTTCGTGGAGTCCCAGTTTGTAGGTGAAGAATCGAGGATAATCTTTAGAACTATCCCAGTACCCATCCTGAGAAGTTGTCGCGTGAACTGGCGCACTTCTTCCAACGATTGTTGAAGTCCGGTGCCGCCATTGGAAGCAAGACCAGCCAAGTCTGAAAGATCTTCGAGCAAGGCCGCCTGACTCTCAAAAGCCCCTACGAGTTGTTCGAAGTCATCAACATCAAGTGCCCCATCATCTTCGATTCGGGTCGCAACTTTTGCAAGTGCTCGAAGAACATCATTGCCATTCGGAGCAATCTTGGTCAGCTCCTCCAAGAGTCGCTCGGTAATCTTTCCAAGAACCAATTCCGACGAGAATGCAACACTTAGACCATTCCCCGCTACAACCGCAAGATTCCTACGTTGAGACAATTCCATTTCCCTTTCAGTCGGCCTGTGTCAATCTTATTGTGTTTGGTTGACAGTTATATCCTTTCACCCATTCTCACGACTCGGGCGCGTTTAACTCCGAACTTCAAAATCACCCACCCATAGGATGCTGACTAGTCCATTCAGGCGTATCAGGCCGCAATTTTGGTGGAAAAACTTCCCTTAATGCACAGGGTTATTCACAACTAGGGAAAGTGGCAAGGAGGGCCGCTCAGCATTAACTCTGACGGCCTCGAGGCATTCGGTGAGACAAATACTTGCAGAAGAGATTTGCGGCCGTTAAATGGGCTTCTAGCGGGTTGCGGTTGCAAAGCCCGGAAGAATGAGTAAAATGCAACCCCCTTCAAAATCATGATATAATAGATAGTATTAAATCGAGTTTGTCAAGTCACTTTGAATAGACTTTCAAGCATCAACCAATAAACACTTAGAAAGATGAGCATAATGAAGAACCTATCCGCAATCATCCCAGTAAATGACAACCTCGTTGACAGCATTCTCACCGACAACGCAGACATGTTTACAAACCTAGGAATCAAGGCCGAGCGCGTTGATTCAGCTCAGCTATTCAAATCCGGTCTAGCCCTGATTCACTTCATCGTTCCGGAAGACAAGGTGTCGGCAGTTACCCGTATTGATACAGGGGTTTCCGCAATCGTGGATGACCTACGACAGGCCGCGAAGAACTACCTAGACGCAAACGAAGCTAACTAACACTACTTGGAAGAACAAAAATAATGGAAAACAAAGTCACCGAAGGGATTTATGAGGATTTCATCCCTGTTTATGTAGGTCTTCCTGACCCCCATCAGCAAAAGGCCATGGTTACGGAGTACATGCAGAAGCTCAGTGATCTTGGGTATAAGGCCAAGGAAATCGAACACGGATTCCTAATGGAACGCGAAGCCTTTGAAGATTTCAAAAGCATCCTAGCCGAACAACAGTCGTAAAGACACCAAAACAATAACTTTTAGGCGCGTAGAACGCCGCACAGCTTCTTGAAAGGAAGAATTACTAATGGAACTAATACTCTCTATCGCATTCATGGCATTTGTTATCCTCTGCTGGACTGTCGAAGATATCTTCACTAGTGAGCGTAGGAATAAAAGCGAAAACCCGCCTTGCCGATGTAGTGCCGCAGAGATCAACCACCGAGCACGAGTAGAACGCCGAGCTACTGGGTTAAACAAGCCGAAATAAGACGGCCTGGAGTCTTAAGACATAGAGACGCTTCTAAAAAGTCGGGAGCTTGAGTTACGCTGAGCTGATTAATCAAGGATTGAGAGAAAGAGAAGTTATGAAGAATGCAATTAAGGAATGGTTCCGTACACCGAAATATGTAGCAGTTTTGGGCGGCGGTGAGTTGGTTTTGAAGGACTACAAACTTACCTATATTGAAAAAGGTCGCTTGAAGCATCAGAAGTTCGACACCAAAGGCTTGTCTGCCTATCTAGAAGAAGGTGTTGCGCAGAACTCGCACGTGTCCAAAGGATCCGTGGGTCTGGGTGCCTTGGGTGGTGCCGTGCTCCTAGGCCCGGTAGGAGCCGTTGCAGGTGGCTTATTGGGGTCTGCCAAACGTAAAGGTGGAACCAAGCTCTACCTAGTGATCCGAGACAGTGAAGATAAGCCAATCATCACAAGCGAGTTCCCGGCCAAGGATGAAGGCGACCTACGAACCTTCGTTCAAATGTTCAATGAGTCGGCTAACGATCCAGACAATTCATAACCGAGCGGTTTTCTTCTACATAGATTCACACCCACTCCCGACCAATGGGAATCACTCGCAAAGAGAGGCGGCATCATGTCCACCCCGGATAAGCCGAACATGTACAGCCAAGAACTCGCAGACCGTCGAGCTGGCATCAAACCAACAAGAAAAGCTCCCGAAACCAAGCAAGCTAAAGGCGGTTGCCTATGGATCAGCCTCTTGGTTGCAGGAATCCTCTTCGGTGTCCTAGGAATCGCCAGCGGCTCTTTCTCCGACAACCGGGCAGACGGGCCGAACTTCACTGCAGGTACGAGCGCTTCGGTTGGGCCATGGATATTCGTTGTTCTAGGTGTACTCCTCATAATCAGCGCGGTCATCATCCGCAGTTCGCAGAGCAAGACCGTTGTCATCTCGACTCCGGCCCCGGCACCCGTTACAACAAGCACAACCAAGAAGCTTGAAGAACTGGAGGGTATGCGGAAGAGCGGACTAATCACCGACGCAGAGTTCGAAGCGAAGCGTAAGGATCTTCTGGATCGCATGTAATAAAGGCGTTTACTACTTACCTTGTTCAGGTAGACGTGGCTGGGGTTGAGCATTGGCTCCCCCGGCCTTTCCTTTTAACTACCGAACAAGGTTGAGCTAGAAAGGCCACCATTGTTCAAATCAGACGGAAATTATGAGCCGAAGTTCTTAGTAGACACTTCGGCTGAATCGATCCTCTACGCGTGCGACACCTGCCATGTGAGGATCGTTGACCTATTAATCAACAGCGAATCGGCACTTGCCGAGATGCTGAATCACTACCGCAACGTTCATCGAGGAATTAAGGACTACAAGTTGGTTGACTCGACCGAGCGAGTAGACCTATCCATGAACAAGATAGGCCCACACCGCCGCTGGCACATCAATAAGGGTGTAGTCAAGATCGGTTGTGGATTCTGTGATCGAGGGGTTGCCTAGTAAACATCGGCCTTATCTATATGTGAAGGGTGGTTACCACTTACCTTGTTCAGGTAACCACGGTCAGGTTGAGGCGACGGCCTCCCTGACCTTTCCTTCTTTAATCATCGAACAAGGGTGAACAAGAAGGGTCAATAATGACTACACAAGATTTGCAGTACATACCCGAAGACACCAGCGAACTTGCCGGGGTGGTCTACGGTCTCCATCTCGGAGATTACGAGTATCGGTATATCGGGCAGACTAAGCAGTTTCTCAAGGAACGAGTACGGCAACACCTCGGTTATGCGAAGCGTAATAAGCACTATGCCGTTAGCAGGTGGATCAAAAAACATGGCCCGGAAAATATTCGTGTTTGCGTTCTGGCAACCGTCACCAAGGAAGAACTTCATCTCTTAGATGACCTTGAAATCTTCTACATTGCGCAGTATCGAGACCTTATTGAAGAGAAGAATTTGAATCTAAACGATGGAGGCTCTGGGAATAACTCCGGTGGTAAGCCGGGGTGGAAACATACAGATGAGGCAAAGAGGAAGATCTCAGAATCAAAGATTGGCATTAAACGACCTCCCGAAGTAGGCCTTGCAATATCGCTAAAAATGCGCGGCAGAACTCCACACAATAAAGGCGTTCCAAGACCTTCAGAGACAAGAGCTAAGATATCCGCTTCATTGAAAGCCAATAAGAATAGGGTTTGCACTCCACCTCAAGACGGTCGAAGCTTGCATACCCGGTGGCATGTAAATCGTGACTTATTCAAAGAAGGTTGTTTCTTCTGTGATGAAGAGATTCTATTCAATCTAGTTCTTGCCTAGCCACAACCAAATAACAACCCGATCAGAGGGGCCGGTCATTGACCGGTCTCTCTTCATTTAAGAAAGAAGTGAGTAAATCGCAATACATGGGCGGGAAGGCAAAGCTTTCCAAAGAACTTAGCGCGGTAATGCTTAGCCTTACCGACGAACGGGAACATTACTATGAACCCTTTTTGGGTGGTGGTTCCGTAGCCGAAAAGATGGGCCAACACTTCAACCACTGTCACTATTCGGATAACCACCAAGACCTTGTGATGATGTGGGATGCCGTGGTCAACCATGGCTGGGAACCACCATCCGAACTCACAGAGGAAGAGTACTACTACCTCAAGGTTGCCGAGCCGTCACCGCTCAGAGCCTTTGCCGGGTTCGCTTGTAGTTTCGGTGGGAAATGGTTTGCAGGAGTAGCACGCTCAAAGAAGACTCACTACCCAAGTACCGGTAGACGCTCCGTATTACGTGGCCGCTCTATGGCCGGGATTGAGAGAACCACCTATACCCACATGAGTTATGAAGACCTAGAGCCTATACCGGGTTCACTCATTTATTGCGACCCTCCATACATGGGAACCACCGGATACACCACAGGCCACTTTGACCACGAGAAGTTCTGGACAATAGCCCAAGCGTGGGCCAAAGCCGGAGCTTCCGTATATGTATCCGAGTACAACGCGCCCGAAGGCTGGGTAGTTGTCTGGTCTAAAGAGCAAACCATCTCACTCGTTGGAGGAACGGAACGCAACCTAAAGAGCATCGAGAAGCTGTACAAGTATCAACCAATAAACACATAAAGGAGTCCTAATGCCCGAAGCCGTTAGCCCAACACCCAAGACCAAGAGCAATCGAGACAACATCACACAGTATCGAAAGAACGCCACTCAGGTTATCCGGCTAAACGACAAGTGCTGGCTGTGCGGTGAAGCCGTCGATAAGAAGTTGAAGCATCCAGATCCGATGTCTAAGAGCGTGGATCATGTGGTTCCCTATGTTGAATCTCAAGATCACTCCATCGACAACCTGAGACTTGCCCACCTTCAGTGCAACCTTTCACGAGGCAAGAAGAAGGCCGACGCTGTCCGCGTGACACCCTATTCCCGCAAATGGTGACAATTCGTTCAATTGTTGCTCCATTCCCGGTCATTTTGAACACCCACGGGGGGTCACCCCTCCCCTATTGCACAACTACTGCCCGGGCGATTGTACAAAAAATCCCCACACGAAAATTTGAGTTTTCGTTCACCAATTTCTAACGCCCAGAGGAGGCGACATGACTACAAAAAAGACCGTCTCCGACGCGGTATCAACCAACGATTACCGGGTGTCTCTCGTGGCGCTCCGTGACCGTCTGGCCCAAGACATCGACAACCCGGAAACCCCCGCCGCTGTTCGCGCTCAATGTGCGAAGCAACTGCAGTCCGTACTAGCCGACATCCAAGCAATCCCTGACCCGGCCAAGTTTGCAGATACAGAACTGGACAAGCTTCTAGAGGAGGTAGCTCCTTAATGCTTTACGGAAATCAGACACCTACCTTCGAGTTCTACTCCACCAGAGCCAAAGATTTTAGCGACTCCGTCAGGCTCGAAAGATTCATGGCCAAATACGGCGGTCACACCCAACTAGATGATTGGCAGAAGCGAGTCATTCGACAGTTCCTAGCAAGAGATAAAGACGGGAAATTTGCTCATCAAACGTGCGCTCTCAGCGCTCCCCGACAAAATGGCAAATCGGCAATCATCGAAGTTCTCGTACTCTACAAACTAATTTTCCTCAATGAATCCATCATCATCACGAGTCAGCTAACGGACACCAACCGCAACACCTTTGCGCGAATCTGTAGCTATTTCGAGAACCCAGACTTCCCGGAATTGCAAGACAAACTCAAAGTGATTCGAAAAGCTCACGGACAGCTTGCAATCGAAATGAAGTCAGGTGCTAAAGCGTATTTTCAAGCTAGAAATGACAAGGCTGGTCGAGGCAAAACCGTAGACACCATTATTGCCGACGAGGCCCAAGAATTCTCCGATGACGCAAACGCGGCACTTCTACCAACAATCTCATCTCGCCCAAACCCTCAGTCATATCTACTCGGTACCCCTGAAACGGGGACTAGCAATTCGGAAGTATTCGCCAAAGTCCGAGAGACGGCCCACAAGAAAAACTCGAAAATCATTGCTTATGCAGAATGGGCCGCTGATCTGGAAGACGATCCGACTGACCCGCGAGTTTGGGCACGAACTAACCCAGCCATGGGTTACCGAATTCAACAATCCACCATCGAGACCGAGCTAGCTTCCTATAAAGATGAACGCCGCTTCCAGATCGAACGCTTAGGTGTTTGGTTTGGGCATGGTGGAGAACCCGTAATTGATGAACAGGTCTGGGCGAATCTCACAGACGAACTCTCCGAACCTGTTGAAGAACTCGTACTTTCCTTCGACATCTCACCTAAGCGAACCTCCGCAACGATCGCCATTGCCGGAAAGCGTGCTGACGGGTTAATCCATGTCGAGATTACAGACCACCGCGCCGAAGGAACGGCTTGGTTAGTTCCACGCATTAAGGAACTTGCAAGTAGGCACAAAATCCGCACCGTAGTTTTTGATGACGCTAGTCACGCCTCCTCGTTCGAAGACCAGCTACTTCGAATCAAGGGGCTTCGCATCAAGAAGACCAATACCAAGGAAGCAACCGCCGCTTGCGGTGTCTTCTTTGACGCTGTCCAAGACGGCACTCTTCGTCATATCTCACAGCCTCCCCTCAACGATGCTATTGGTTTCGCTCGCAAACGAAATCTTGCAGGTGCTTGGGCATGGGCCAGAGCAACCGGAGGCGGCGATATTGCGCCTCTCATAGCAGTAACTAACGCTTACTGGGCGGTTCAAAGCAAGAAGGTTCGAAAGACCAAAGCTTCTTCACATAACGGCACCGAGAGCAAAGGCCGAGCAATCCGACTCCGTTAAACATCAACCAATAAACATTACTTTAGGAATATAAATGTCTCTTTCAGCTTTACAAGGCGTGCTCCCGGAAAAGCACTACAACGAAATCAAGGCTCTGAATGATCGAATCACCGCGCATCGACCCACTAGCGCAGAGAAACAGTCTTATTACGACGGTGAGAACCAAATCAAGGATTTGGGTGTTGCTATTCCACCTTCCATGCGCAATCTGGACATCAGTCTAGATTGGTGCGCAAAGGCTGTGGACTCGGTTTCCAGCCGATTGATACTGCAGGGTTTTGTGGCACCGGAAACCGACCTCAACGAACTAGGTCTAGATGAAATTCTCAACGAGAACAACTTCCTCGTTGAATCTTCCTCGATGTTCACCAGCGGTCTACTTCATGGATGTTCTTTCATCATGGTTCATCAAGGAAACGAAGCTTTTGGTGAGCCGAAGACCATCCTCCGACCTATCCCGGCAACCCACGCAACAGGACGTTGGAGCGCTAACTCTCGCAAGCTTTCCAGCGCTCTAGTCATTCTTGACGAAGACAAAGGTTCTCCAACCCGTCTGTTCTACGCAACCCCAACCGAACTATTCAACCTCTCATACACCGATAGGAACTGGGTAGTTGAAGCCACCGAGAACCCACTTGGAAAGACTCCGGTCTTCCCGGTTCGCTATAACCCTTCACTCTCCCAGCCGTTCGGACGCTCACGTATCACCAAATCAATGCTCAGCCTGACCCAACAGGCACTTCGAACCATGTTGAGACTCGAAGTGAGTTCAGAGCTATTGTCTTCTCCATCTCGTTACATTCTTGGAGCAGAGCCTGAAATGTTTATGGATGAAAACGGCGAAATGGTGAATGAATGGTCACTCATGATGGGCCGAATTATGAGTATGCCTTCACGCGAAGAAGATGGTGAGAATGTCGAAGTTGGACAGTTCGCCGCCGCTTCCCCGGAACCACACCTTGCCACACTACGACAACTAACGAATAACTTTGCCGGAGCGTCATCCCTTCCAGCTTCATCTCTCGGTTTCACTTCTCAGGCTAATCCGAATTCAGCCGAAGCCCTCAAGGCCGCAACCGAGGAGCTTCTAGTTGTTTGCCGTGATGCACAGCGAACTTTTGATGATGGTCTACGGGATGCCATTGTCACCGCTCTAGAACTTCACAACGGGTTCAATGTGCCGGAGGATATCCGCTCCATCACAACTCTTTGGGTTGACCCTTCAACTCCTAGCCTTTCAGCTCAGGCCGATGCCGTTACAAAGCTTGTCGGCTCCGGCGTTCTTGAAACTCCTTACGATGTAGTGCTGGAAAAGCTTGGGTTCTCTGCCGCCGAAATCATCCGTATCAAGTCCGACCAAACCAAGGCCCAGGCTCCTTCGAAGCTAGCCGAAGTTCTTCAAGGGCGTTCGACCCCAGCCGCCGAAAAGGACACCACCGCACAGGATGAGGCCGCAGTTCTCAAGACTAAGGCCGATGCCCTAGGTCTCCTACGTCGTGCAGGTGTTGAGGCAAGTTCAGCCGCTGAACTCGTAGGTCTTACCGGCGTGAAGTTCATTCCGGGTGATCCGATCACTATCCGTGCTGAGGAGGCCTAGCCATGGCCGTTCTCGAACTCGCAGTTGATCGTCAATTTCAGTCGATGCTGATTGCCGAAGCCCTTAGAGATCTTGGTGCACTTTGGGCTATGGTTTCCGATCCGACTGACGGCAAAACGGTAAAGGCAGTTCTCACCGAATATCTCCCGACGCTCATCCAGACCTACGGTGAACCATTGGCAGTTCAGGCCGCTGAGAGATTCGAGGAAATCCGTTCGCTAGCCGGTGTTAGCGGACGATATACAGCCGTACTGGGAACAGCCCCGGAAGCCGACAGAATCAACGCACACGCCGGAAGGCTACTTGAACCTATCTTCCGAGGTGTCGATTCCAACCCGGATGAAGCCTTCCGCAACCTTGAAGGACTTACTTCTCGCATGGTGCTTGAGCAGTCTCGACGCACGACTACAGAGAACACGTTTGCCAGAGGTTCGAAATCCTCAGGGTTCGTTCGAGTACCTTCTCCCGGAAAAGACAACTGTAGCTTTTGCGTGATGCTCGCTTCAAAGACATTCTCCACCAAACAGAACGCACGCGCTGGAACCCGCTTCCACAACAAGTGCTTCTGTAAGGTCACACCGCTATTCGAAGGTGTGGAAATTGAAGGCTATGACCAAGACGAGTATTTCAGGCTCTATCAAGAAGGTCTATAGACGGTAAAAAATTCTCCGGCCTTATTTATAGATGAGAGGAAAATTCTTCTTCATAGTCTCCCGGCATTCATCCGGGTTCAAGGTGTTTGAATACACCGTTTTTGCGGACTTGAATTCCGGTTCAAGTCCGCTCCCAATCTTTCTAGACCGCCTCAGGTTGAGCCATGCTCCCGAGGCTTATAGCGGCCCCGCTGGTTTCTCCGTTTCCTCTTTACAGCGGGGCCGCTTCTTCTTTTAACTTCCACCTTTTGAGGTGGGTCACGCCCGAACGGGCATTTCACTACTAGACGAAAGGCGAAAAGCCATGTCCACAGAAAACCCAACCGCTGAGCAGACTGAAACCTCAGAGGCACAGGAAAATAACGACTCCCAGACCGTTGAACCAACCATTGAAGACCTCCGTAAGGAGCTTGAAACATGGAAGGGTCACGCTCGCACATGGGAAGACCGAGCTAAGGCAAATAAGAACGCCGCAGACCAGATCAAGGCAATCGAGGACGCTAACAAGACCGAGCTAGAGAAGGCTCTGGATCAAGTAGCAGCACTCCAGGCCGAGCTGAACAGCTCCAAGGAATCCGCGCTCCGAAGCTCAATCATTGCCGAGTTCTCTCTTGACCCCGAAGATGCCTCAGTCCTACTGACCGCATCCGACGAAGAAGGACTTCGAGCACAGGCCGAACGACTGGCCGCAAAGAACACCCCCAAGACCACGAAGGTCAGCGTCAACAATGCAGACCTTGAAGGTCATTCAGAACCTAACTCGCGTGATGCCTTCGCGCGAAAACTTTTCACTTTCTAACGGCAACTAACAGTCGTAATAATCTACAGGAGTATAAATGTCCCAGTCATTCAAGGACAATGATTTTCTAGTCCCAACCGAGATTTCCAACGCAATCCTTCTAAAGGGTTTCGAGGAATCCGTAATCGGTAAGCTAGCCACCCGCAAGCCAATCAAGCTAGGTGTTGAAAAACTACCTATCTACGGCGGCGGAATTGAACTAGATGTCGTTGGAGAAACCGATGAATCCGGTACTTCAGACATCTCACTAAGCCACAAGGAAATTTCGCCAATTGAGGTCTCCACGATCGTTCCGGTCAGCCGAGATTTTGCACGCCGCAATCCTTCAGGCGTATTCGAACTCATCGAGGAAGACCTACGCAACGCAGTTGCACGAGCATATGACTCGATCTTCCTAGCAGGTAAGACCGTTCGCGGTAATGCCGTTCTAGGTCAGACTAATATCAACCAGACCACCAATCAGATTGAGGTTGTGGGTGGTGACTACAACACCGCTATTCGCGCCGCAATCAAGGCCGTTGGCGGAGCCGACTATGACGTGACCGGTATGGGTTACGATTCCAAGCTAGCTATCGACCTAGCCGAGGTTGTGAATCAGGTTCAGGTTGGTCTTCCAAACCTAGCCGCTGGTTCCCTAACTATTGCAGGTTACCCAGCCCATGCTTCACGCAACATTGGTAAGGCCGGTCTTGATCTCGTGGTTGGTGACTTTAACCTATTACACGCCGGGTACGCAGAAGACCTTGAGGTTAGCGTTTCCGATCAGGCAACCATCTCTTACAAGGGTGAACAGTACAACCTATGGCAACGTCGCATGGTTGGTCTACAGGTTACCGCCAAGATTGGTGGTGTCGTTATCGACCCTAACGGCTTCGCAGTCGTAAAGACCCCGGTAACTCCGTAATGATGGAGACCCTAACAGCCCCTAATGGCGGTCTAGTGAGGGTTTCAGATGCACTTGTTGATTCTTTCATCAAGTCAGGTTTCGCGGTACAGGAGCCGGTGGCTATTGAATCGCCGGCTCCTAAGGCCACGGCTAAGAAACCTTCCACACGCACAAGGAAGACCTCCACCAAGAAGGAGGCCTAATGATTCTCGAAATCACCATTGACGATATTCTCGCACTGGATGAATCAGGACTCACCGAGGCGAAAGCGGCAATTCTGATCGAAGATGCCATGGCTAGAGCGGCTTCACTCGTTCCGGAACTACTCGGTGAGTTGACAGATATCCAGTTCAAGTCAGCTAGGGCAATCCTTCGCAAAGTCATTGTTCGCAGTGCCCAGACCGGCTCCGGTGCCGTTGTCCAACAGTCGGTATCAACCGGGAGTTACTCCGAGGCCCACACCATAGACAACAAGTCGACGGACAAGGGACTTTTCATGAAGCACGAGATACAGGAACTCAAGAACCTTTTCCCGCCTTCCAACTCACGTAAAGGCAGAGCCTTCTACCTCGAACCGTTTTAGGAGGCACCGTGCTACTCGATAAATTCCGCTTCACAGCGGTTCTCCTTTCGGGTGGTGGTCGAGATGACCGAGGCAACCCGCTCCCTGTTATCGAAAGCGAAATCCCCGGATGTCTTCTCGCACCCACCCCGAAATCTGAGTTGGACAACCTCACAGAGAATTCCGACACTACGGCGACTCTCTATTTCAAGCAACGAATCACTATCCCTAAGAACGCTCGCATCCGCACTCCGGAAGGTTCACCAATCCCCGGCATTTTTGCAGTAGATGGAGACCCTATCTATTGGCCGTTGGGTGTCGAGGTCAATCTTCGAAAGGAGTCCTAATGGCCAAGAACAAAGTTCAACTTCATATCGACTCCAAAGCAATTGAGCAGTTCCTCAACGGGACCGAAATCCAGAAGGCTTCCATCAAGAAAGCCAATATGGGTTTGGCCGTCGCCAAAGCTACGGCACCTAGAGGAACCGGAAAGTTCGCTTCGGGATTCACGGTCAAACCGGCCAAGGTTCCTGGAGGTAGGCAGAGCAAGGAACGATCCGGCGCGGTAATTCAAAACACCACTCCATATGCGGCCTATGTCCACAAGAAGCGTGAAGAGAACTTCATGAAGAACCTCCGAAAACGAATGGACGGTAAGTCATGAACACTTTAGATGTCTTGAAGGAACTCCTCACCCAAGTTGCTCCGGTGACTTTCCACGTGAGCGAAACCAAGCCAGCTCCTTATATCCACCTCATACAGCTTCCCGGTGTTCCGACTGGGCGTTCTTGGGAATCCATAGACCGAATCCAAGTTGATATCTATGCCGAGGGTTACGATCCTGCTCAGGATTTAGCAAGTGAAGCTTCGAAGCTTCTTACAGGCAACGCCGAAACTTCTTTTGGTCTCGTTGACCAGCTCGAAGCCGAAATCCCGTTCTGGCATGAAGCCATTGAATCGGACACCATCAATAAATTTTCCGCTACGTACCTTGTTACGTACCGACTCTAAAGGAACTTCTTTATGTCTTTCTCTGAAATCAAGTCAGTCAATAACGCTGACAACATCTTTAAGGGTCTCGAAGCTATCGTTGCCCTAGCTCCCTACTCCGCATCCGCTATTGAGTCCATCGTTGACACTTCCGGCCAGATCAAGGCACTACCGGCAACTTACAAGCCGGTTGGCATGATTACCGAGGATGGTGCCTCCATTTCCGGCGATAGCTCCGAAGAAGAGGTTCGCGCACTTGGCTATGTGTCGGCTGTTCGCAAGGACACTACCGAAGCAAGCCGAGAGGTCACCTTCTCCGCTTTGGAAGTGCTGAAGAAGGAACTCCTGTCCGTTGTTTACGGTGTGGATGAAACCGCTATTACTACCGACGCAACAACCGGCGAAACCAAGTTCTCCGTACCGGAACTTCCTCAGCACAAGTACCACCGCCTTCTAGTAATCGCTAAGGACGGCAACAAGTATCAGGCAAAGTTCTTCCCGAAGGTGAAGCTCTCGAATGTTCCGGATGAAGTCTGGAACGCCGCAGATGCACAGAACTTCGAGCTGACCTTCAACGCCGAGGTTGATAACGCACTTGGAACCAGCATGACTGTATTCACTGTTGTTCCTACAGTGACTCCTTAAGCATCAACCAATAGCTAAAACTTGGTGAGCGCAATTCGTCGGGTGTTGCGCTCACCGCACCCTTCAACCCGACCGAGGAAATCAATGCAGAAGTTCACCTTGACGAAAGACGGACACACCGTCTCTACCGTCTCCGCAATTGAGGCCGTCACCTACCGAGCACGTGGTTATTCCGACGTATTGCCGGAAGCACCTAAGCCTCAGCCCACAAAGACCAAGGCCGCATCCAAGGCCGAAGACAACAAGTAACTCTTACTAGTAAGGAAACCCGACATGGCTAAGAAAGCCCCAGCATCATTCAACCTACTTGACCACCTCGACAAGGAAACTAAGGTCAAACCGTTTACCGCTGTCATCGACGCAGACGGAACCGAGATTGAGTTCCCAAACCCTCTCGAAATGAAGTGGCAGGAAGCCCAGCGCTTCATGAACATCATGACTACCGAAGAAGTATCTGTTGCCGAGGTATTCACTGAGTGGCTATCCGCAGAGGATTATGCCGCTCTCGAAGAATCCGATCTAACAATGGGCGCACTCATGGCACTAGCGAAGGCAGTTTCTGAGCACTACGGAGCCGTCTTCGGTGACCCAAAAGCATAGAAGATTTGCTCCGCATCTTGGCAAGGTTCAGCACGGAACTAAGGGCTGATCTTCAAGAGGTGTATGGAGTCGATCTAGCTGAGCTGTTCCGAAAGAAACGGTGGGTTCACCTTCTCGCGCTGATTTATGGCCTTCCGGCTCACAGCCGCTACATGTGCGCAGTCCTCACCGATCCGGAAATGGCTGAACAGATTGTCAATGATCCGCACTTCGCGGAAGCCCAATCAAAAGATACCGGCCCGTCACCTATCGGATACAGCCAAGAGAATTACCAGCTCGCAGAGATTAACGACGGTATCAAGGCTCTGCAGTCAACGTTGGTTGCCGTCAACGGCGGGAAATCTAAAACCCCTAAGCCGACTCCGAGACCTGTATTCGCCCTCGAAAAGGCCAAGAAGGACGCACAAAGAAAGCGTCTAGACGAACTCTCAGACCTTTTCTTCAAATAACCCAAGGCCCAGCCTCTCCATGCGGAAGGGCTGGGTCTTTCTTTTTAACCACACTCGCACACTGTTAGGAGTGTAAATGTCAGCTCTAAATATGGGCTTCGCACAGTTGAACGTAGTTCCGGTGATGACCGGGTTCAACTCTGAAATCAAGAAACAACTGGGGAACACATTCCCCGGATTAGGTAGAGCTTCCGGTGCCGATTTTGGCAAAGGCGTAGCTTCCGGGTTTGCCGATGAACGTAAGTCCATTGAGTCGGAAGTCAAGGCTCTTGAAAACAATCTAGCCAAGGCCCAAGACAATCTTCGTAAAGCCAAAGGCGATAATGCCAGAGCTTCCGAGGCTGAACTCAAAGCCGTTAAGCAAGTTGAAATTGCCGAGCAGAAACTAGCCGAGCAACGAGACAGCGGGAGGGCCAAAGCTTCCCAGCTACTCACCGCCGAAGAGAATCTTCGACAGAAGCAACTAGCTCTGAAAAAGGCTCAGGAAGATTCCCACCGTTCCAGCGTCACCTTAGAAACCGCAACCGAAGACCTTGCAACAGCCACCGACAAGTTGAAGGTTTCCGCAGATAAGGCCAACAAGGAACTCTCCGAATCCACGAATTCTACAGATACCGCTAAGAAGGGCTTGAAGTCGGTCAAAGATCAAGCCGCAGACACCCGAGACGGCCTAGGTAAGCTAGGCGGCTTCATGAAGGGTGCCTTCGCCGGGGCAATCGCAGCTGTATCCTTCGGAGCCGTCATCGGTGAAATGAAGGAAGCGATCAAACTAGCCGGTGACTACCAACAGTCTGTCGGTGCCATTGACTCAATCTTCAAAGACCAAGCCGGAAAGATGCACGCTAAAGCCGGTTCAGCCGCTGTCGATGTTGGTTTAGACAAGAACGCATACAACGAGCTGGGTTCTGTACTCGGTGCGCAGATGAAGAACGCCGGAACTCCGATGGATCAGCTGGCCGATAAGACATCGAATCTTATTACTCTCGGTGCCGATCTAAGTTCCATGTTCGGCGGCACCACCAAGGAAGCCATTGAAGCGATTTCATCCGCTCTCAAGGGTGAAATGGATCCGATTGAACGCTACGGCATTAGCCTGTCTCAGGCTTCCCTTGAAGCTGAAGCAATGTCTAAGGGCATCCTCAAACCAACCAAGGACGCGGCACTTATCGAAGAGGCCGCAACCAAGATGACGTTGGCCCAGACTCGCTACAACGACGCAATCAAGAAACACGGAAAAGATTCCGACGAAGCCGCACGAGCACAATTAGGACTTGCCTCAGCAGAACGAGCCTTCAACAAGGCGAGTGCCGGAAAGCTTCCAAAGCTCGAAGGCGAAGCTAAAGCTCTTGCTATTCAGTCGGCACTCTATGCGCAGTCCGCAGATGCCCAAGGAAACTTTGCCAAAGAATCGGACACTCTCCAAGGTCAACAGCAAAGGCTGAACGCCGAGATTGCCAACATGAAGATTTCCGCTGGAACGGCCTTCATTCCCGCAATGACCGGAATCGTTTCGATAATCCGCACTTCCGTAATTCCAGCCCTTCAAAACATGGGTCACTGGATTAAGGACAACCAAGCATGGTTGAAACCTCTAGCAATAACCGTGGCTTCCACAGCTGGAGCCTTTCTCATGTTCCGTGGTGTGGCCGGGATGGTCTTTGGAATCAACAATGCCGTTGGAGCACTCAGCGGAGGCTTCAAGGCTCTAAATATCGTGATGAAGGCCAACGTCATAGGCTTGATTATCGCCGCTATCGCCGGTCTCGTTGCCGGTTTCATCTACCTATGGAACACCAACGAAGGATTCAGGAATTTCTTCCTCGATATGTGGGAGAAGATCAAGGTTGCCTTCAACGCAACAGTCCATTGGTTCAACGGAATGTTGTCCATGCTTGGTGGATTCTTCACAACGGTATGGGGAGGCATCCAGACCGCTGTTGCCGCTGTCGTGAGCTTCTTCCAAACAGTCGTAGCTCCGATGTTCGTTTGGTTCTACCAGAACGTAATCCTGACCATCTTCAACGCGATCAAGCTTGTAATAGGTGTAGTTGTCACGGCAATCATGCTCTACATCAAAATGTGGGTTGCTATCTGGAAGAACGTGCTTGCCCCGGCAATCACCTTCGTCTGGCAAAAGATACTCAAGCCGACTTTCCGAGCAATCGGGGACTTCTTCGTTTGGGTCTTCAACAATCTATTGAAGCCAGCCTTCAACGCACTAATGACAGCTTTCAAGTTCATCGGGACAACTCTGAAATGGGTTTGGCTCAATGTGCTCAAACCTGTTTTCAGCAATCTTGGAAGCTTCTTCAAATCAATCTGGGAAAACGTCCTAAAACCAACGTTCAATGCCCTCAAGACCGGGTTCCAAAACGTAGTAAATAACATCAAGTATTTCTGGAACACCTATCTGAAGCCGGTCTTCCAAGCCATAGGTACCTTCATGAGAGACACAGTGGCTCCGATGTTCAAACGAGCCGTTGACGGTATCAAGAATGCTTGGTCATCCATCAAGGGTGCTTTCAAGGCAACTTGGGATTGGGTAGCCGAAAAGGTATTCAGCCCAGTCAAGAAACTAATCACGGAAACCATTCCTAATGCGTTCAAGACCGGCGTCGATTTCATCAAGGATGCTTGGAACAAGGTTGCCAACATTGCCCGTAAGCCAATTAACTTCGTTATTGAAACTGTTTACGGTGGGCTTCGAAACACCTTCAACAAGGTTGCCGACAGCCTAGGCCTCCCGGACGATTGGCGACTACCTAAGGTAGATCCGGTCAAGGAATTTGCCGTTGGTGGCTACACCGGCCCCGGCACCAAGTACCAAGAAGCCGGTGTTGTTCACGCCGGAGAGTACGTTCTCCGAAAAGAAGCAACCTCCAGGCTCCGTAGAACCATCGGTCTAGGTGGGCTCGACCATCTCAACCAATTTGGAGCATTCCCCGGCTTCGCCAAGGGTGGCTATGTCCGACCGGTCAAGGGTGGAAGCTACACTTCCCGATTTGGTGAATCTCGTGGCCGCTACCCACACGCAGGGCAAGACGTAGCTGTTCCTATCGGAACTCCTGTCTTCTCACCTCTGGACGGTACGGTTCGAGTCGCCAAGGAGAATGCAGTCACAGGCCGTTCCGGTCTAGGTATTCTCATTGACCACGCTAACGGACTCTCAACCTATGTCGGTCACCTTTCCCGCTTCATTGCTCAGGCAGGACAGCAGGTCAAGGCTGGCCAGCAAGTTGCACTATCCGGTAACACAGGACGTTCTACCGGCCCACACGCTCACATTGAGTTGTGGCGAGATGGAACACCGATTGATCCATTCAATTACATCAACTCCGGAACCATGCCTACAGGCGGTTCCGGTGGTGGAGGTTGGAACCCGCTCCAAGGTCTCTTCGACCTGAAAGACCAGATGGTGGACGGCTTCAAGGAGAAGTTCGGCGCTGACAATATGCTTGGGCAGATTGCTAGTACCGCATTGAACAAGATCGTCACCGGGCCGATTGACTGGATCAAAGAAAAGGCCGCCGCAATTGGTGACTTTGCACAGGATGTCTGGGGCAACGCCAAGGACTTCTTCAACGGTAAGGACTCCGGCGTTCAGGCCGCTGTCCGCAACGTGGCCAACGGTTACGGGTGGGGTTCAGGCCGTCAGTGGGATTCGCTCTCCAAGCTGATCAATAAGGAATCCTCATGGAATCCGAACGCGCAGAACCCAAGCTCAACCGCTTACGGTTTGTTCCAGTTCCTCAACGGAACTTGGGGTAGCTACGGCTCGAAGACCTCCGACCCAACCGGACAGGCAAAGGCCGGTCTTAAGTACATCTCCCAGCGCTACGGCGATCCGGAGAAGGCGTGGGCTTTCCATAAGCGCAACAACTGGTACGCGAACGGCGGTCTCGTTGAGAAGCCGACCCTTTACGACAACGGAGGATGGCTACAGCCGGGGTCATATCAGACCATCTCCAACCTGACTCGTAAGCCGGAGGCAATCTACACCGCAGAACAAAACAGTGCCCTCCAGACCCTTGCCGCTCACGCTTCAAGAAGTCTCACCGGGTCAACCGGAGATACCTATAACATCTCCGTTCCGAAGCCAGCCGCAACAGCGGCAGATATTGCCGGAGCAATCAACCATCGTCTACGTGTAAACCGCCGAGGAGGTAGGTAATGTACATCAAACTAAGCACAATTGAAGCTGGTGGAAACACCAATCCAATTCTCATTGAGAACTTTCCAGCACCCTCCACGGAGTTACGCACCAACTATGTTGACGCACCGAACAGGGATGGTCAGCTAGTAGGTCGAGACTTCCTAGGAAGCTCAACATGGGGTTTCGACTTCGTCACCAACAAGTCCAATCTGCAGGAGGCATTCTCCGAGATTGGCAAGTTGGAACACGTATGGAAGGACTCGAAGAATCGCCTGAATTCCAACGTCGCTATCCCACTCCGCTATAGCCTTGACGGAACTAACTGGTTCCGCATCTATGGCCGTTGTGGGCAATTTACAGGGTCAACGCCTGACGTTCTCGCAACGTTGGGCGTTGCCCGAGCCACAGCGGATTTCGTGCAAACTCGTGTTGAGCACTTCTCGGACACAGAACATCTGAACACGATTACCTACGTTCCACCAGTTCAAGGTGGGCTTACGGCACCGCTGACTTCCCCATTAACCTCATCCGGCACCGGAGAAGAGCGCGGTGGTTTTGTCACTAACGGAGGTAACGTCCCAACTCCGCTGTCCATACGCTTCTACGGCCCGATCTCCAACCCGGTTCTCCGTTCGGAAGCTGGGTGGGAGGTCTCTTATCGAGGCTCGATAGCTACGGGTGACTATGTGGACATCAACCCCCTGATGGGAACGGTCAAGCGTAAGAACGGCTCCTCAGTAGCCGGAAATCTAGGCACAAAAGTTCGTCTCTCGAAGGTGAACCTTCCGGTGGGCCAATCCACGTTGTACCTGTCCGGCACCGATTCAACAGGTCTTTCCAAGGTAGAACTCCGTTGGAGAGATGCCTGGAGTTCGATGCAGTACTGAGTATCGGCCTTATCTATATGTGAGACCTCAATTCAGGAGGGGCTTTTCGGAGCCCCTCCTTTCTTCGTTAACCAAGATTATAAGGAGCCTACTTTGGCACTAGATCCAGTCCCATTCTTCGTATCGCAACCGGGAGTACTCCACTCTTCGGAAGTCGCTCGAAGCGTTGCTTTCATGGCAACTTCCGGTAAGTCAGGCATCGCCAACGCCGGAGACCTCAAAGTAAAAGCATTTTCTACCCCAACCGGCAAAGTCACGGTTTCAGCCGGTACCGCCGCAATCCCAAGCCGCTACACCGGAGGAACCGGGCAATCATATATTGCAAGGAACGTGACTTCTACCGATGTCACAGTCAACCCCACATCTTCGGCTGGTGGCCGCAATGACCTAGTTGTACTCCGCATCCAAGACACAGCGTTTGAAGGTTCTGCTCCGGCAGACGTGAACAACTACAACTACGTCCGTCTAGAAGTCATCCAAGGTGTTCCAGTGTCCACCAACTCAACCAAGGATTTAGGGCTTAGCTACCCAGCTATCGCCTTAGCGCTGGTCAAGATTCCAGCATCGACTTCGGCAATCACCAACTCGATGATTGTTGACCTACGAAACCTAGCTAACCCTCGAACTCAGGATGTTTGGTACCCAATGCCTACCGTGACATCGGAAGAGGAAACCCTAACCGCCACATCGGAAGTTGGAGAATACTTCATCAACGCCTCGACACAGACAATACAAATCCCGGATTGGGCTATCAGGATGCAGGTTCGTTGCGAGTGGTTAGGTGTGCGCTACGCCGCTGGAAATGCACACGGTTCTTCGTGGCTTGAGTGGGGGCCTTACAAGGCAACCTCCGAACGTCAATACACCACACAGAAATTCCAGTGGGACACTCCCGCCGCTACCAATGTCTCCCGTGCCAACTGGATTGTTGTTGATGATGTTTACATCCCTTCCGCAATGCGCGGAACTTCTCAACTCTTCGTGCCGAAAGCACGCCGAGCCGGTGGAGTTGCCAATTCAGTTTCATTGGACGGTATGTCAGGCATGAGCGTTCAGATCCGTTTCCTAGAAACCCGTGATGATGACCTTCTCGAAGGCTAAACATTTCGGCCTTATCTAAAGGTGAGACCAGTTTTAGAACCCCCGGTATCAACGCCGGGGGTTCTTCCATTTAAACCTTAGAAAGAAGGAAGCCGAATGAGTGAATGGAGATACATCCTTCAAAGCGTTCCCGACAAAGAATTCATTGCCCTAGACGTTCCACTAACCAACGTCACTATCACCGACTCCATCAACGCACCCGGAGACATTTCCGGAACTTTGCCGATTCAATACGCCGCGTTCAGGAAATCCAACGGACAGTTAGCAATCTCCGAATTCGGAACGATGCTTCACGCAGAACGAGACGGAGAAATTGTTGCATCGGGAATCATTGACACCATCGAAATTCAGAATGAAACTCTCAGCATCTCGGCTGGAGGCTTCTCGGTATACCCTTCGGAGCAACCTTATCTAGGCAAGAAGAAGACCTACATCTCAGCAGATCCGGCCATGGTCATTCGTGATTGTTGGGACTACCTACTTTCATTCCCGGATTCACTCCCGGATGTCTCAATAGACACCATCAAAACGGGAACCACTGTAGGTAAGCCGGAAGGCCGCAACCTCACCAACGCGAAGACCAAGCTCACCGCAGAGAAGCGAAAGCTTGAACAGCAAGAGAAGGCCGTTCAAGTTGCCAACACTCAGGTTATAGCTTCCAAGAAGGCCGTCTATGTTGCCGCCAAGAGGCTAAGCGTCGGAGAAATCGTGGAGCAATCCTCCCAACCATCCGGTAAGAAAGCCGCAAAGAATAACCTCTGGCGCGATACGGACAACGGAAAGATTTACTTCTACCGCACCTCATGGATGGAAATCACCTACGACAATGCCGCGATCAACACGGCCATAACGAACTACCGAATCCAGAAGTCAGCCTACGATGCCGCAGTCAAGAAGGTCACCGACCAAAAGGCGGTCATCAAGGGTATTGAAGACAAGATCCGTGACCTCTCCGAAGAGGAAGCCGAGCCGCTAATTCTGTCGTGGGACACTACCGACGATATCCAGAAGGTCATAAACGACATGGTGGACGCTTCCGGCATTGAATACCGAGAACGCTCTTCATGGAGCGGGGATGACATCCACTACCGCCTTGAAATGGGTAATCCACTAGGCACCCGCCGCAACAATATCTACTTTGAAATCGGCCTCAACGTCACAGCCACTCCTAGCGTCAAATTCACCGAATACTCCTCTGGAGTTCTCGTGCTCGGAGCTGGTGAAGGCGATAAGCGTATCCGTAAGGAGAAGCACTTCACCACCGGAGGTCTACGCAAAGTCGTAGTTCAGCCCGCTCCCCAAGCCACCTCTACGGCTAAGGCCGATTCCGAGGCTACGCGCTTCCTCAAGGAAGCACAGGCCGAACGAACCATCGATCAAATCACCGTCACCAATCATTCTCTAGCACCCTTTGGCACCTTTGGCCCCGGAGATGAAATCCGCATTACCGGAGACGCTGGCTGGGCCGATTTGGACACGTGGGTTCGCATTCAAAAAATCACTTATTCACCCGATACAGACACCGCCGAATTGGAGGTAACAGTTGTCTAACCCAAATTCACCCGAAGCCCGGAGATTAGCTAAAGAACTCTCCGATTTGAGGAAGCTTCAGAAGGCTTCCCACATTGCGCCGAGACTCCCTTATTCATCCGTCCCAGAAGGCAATCTAGTTGTCACCGATTCCGAGGGCAACGTTGTTGACGTAGTCGGTTCAAAGCCAAAGGATGGGCAGATTATCCTTCCCGGCCTTCCACCGAGTAAGCCTTCGGCACCCGTAGTTGTCGCAACGCTGGGTACCGTTCAATCTTCTTGGGATGGTCTCTTTGTTGAAGAATATGTACCTCCGGATATGGCTCACCTCGAAGTCCACGGTTCAACAGAGGGCGAAGAGTTCGAGCCGACCTCTGCCACTCTTCTAGGTACCATCACCAATCTTTCCGGTGGAACTCTAACCGCAGGGTTGGAGTACGGAACTTGGTTCTTCAGGCTTGTTGCCGTCACCACCTCAGGTTCGAAATCGGTTCCATCGGATGCTTCGAGCTGTGAAGTCATCCCTCTAGTTGAAGCTCCCGACATGGTCGAAGTTCTAGCGGATATCGATGCACGCTATGACGGAGTCATCACCGAGGCTGGACAGCTTGGATCACGTCTAGACCAAGCCGCCCTAGATTTAGCGGCACACGAGCAGAGACTAGCAGATGCAGAAGCCAACCTAATCAACCTCAACGATGTTGAGTTGGTGCAACTCCAGGCCTCCGTGGATCAGGCAAAGCTTGACCTTGCACAGGCTCAAACGGATGTTGCTAACGCTTTAGCAGGACTCCAACTCACCGAAGCCGACCTAGCGAATCTGAAAAACGTCGCTCTTCCCGCGCTACAAGACACCGTCACAGCGGCAGAGAATCGACTGGCCACAGCCGAAGGCGAGATTGTCACTTCCAAGAACCGTCTTGCAGAAGCCGAATCAGATCTTACGGATGCCTTCGGTCAAATCTCCGCAGTTGATAGCAAAGCCACCACAGCAATAACCAACGCTTCAACAGCTCAGTCAACAGCCGATACAGCTAAGACCGATGCCGCAACCGCCGCTGGTATTGCCGGAGGTAAGGCCGACGTACTCATTCAGTCCACGGCCCCAGCTACAGCCATGCGTAAGGCAACCACCTTGTGGATTGATACCACTTCCGGAGCCAACACACCTAAGCGTTGGAACGGTTCCGCTTGGGTCACTGTTACCGACAAGGCCGCAACCGATGCCGCTACAGCCGCCGCAAATGCGGACGCTAAAGCCCAACAAGCTTTGACCGCCGCAGGATCAGCACAGAGCACCGCAGACGGTGCACTGACCATGGCCGGAAGTAAGTCCAAGGTCTTCTATTCAACGTCGGCTCCTTCGGGAACCGGCACCGCAGTGAATGACCTTTGGCGTAGGCAGGACGCTTCCAAGAACATTATCGGTGAATGGTACTGGACTGGCACCGTATGGCAAGCAACGCAGATTACAACGGATGTTATTTCCAACCTCGATGTTGGAAAGCTGACCGCAGGTTCGGCAATCATCCAGACCGCAGTCATCAACAAGATTGCGGCCCAGACCGCAACAGTTATTGAGTTGAATGCCGACCGCATTACAGCCGGTACTCTTGCCGCTGAACGCCTCAACGTCACAGACCTAGCGGCCCGAATTGCAACCGTGATCCAGCTCAATGCAGACCGCATTACTTCGGGAACTATCGCCACTGGCAGATTGAATGCTACAGAGGTAGCCGCCGCAGTCGCTAACGTAATTCAGCTCAATGCTTCGAGAATCACCGCTGGAACTATCAACACGGCTCGATTGAATACCGCTGAGATTGCCGCCGCAGTTGCGACGATTATCCAGCTCAATGCAGACCGCATTACAGCCGGAGTCATCAACACCGACCGTCTCAACGTCAACGAGATTGCGGCTCGCTCAGCGTCATTCCAAACCGTGGACGTGAAGAACCTGTTCGTCACCACCGGAACAATGCAAGAAGCTGTGATCAACAAGCTTTGGACTGACGTTGTGCTGTCAAAGAAGATCACCGCTGAAATGATTGCGGTTGGTGACTTCCAAAACTACGCGACTATCAACCCATCGATGAACCTGAATGTAAGTATTCCAAGCAAATGGTCAACTGTCACGGACGGCAACTACACCCGAACAGCTCCGACCTCCGAGAACTACTTGATGTTCAAAAACATGGATGGCCCAGTCCCCTTCCAAGCTGGAGACAAACTAAGAATCTCATTTGATGCTGTCGCAGATTCAGCAGATGCTACCTACTCAGGAAGGATCTGGTTATACAACAGTTCCGGCTCATACCTCACCGGATTTGATGCTAGCTTCTCGGATTCAACCATTACCTCAACCGAGAAACGCTTCACCGGCAACTTGGAAATCCCAAGTATCCCGGCAACAGCAAGTCAATATCTCATCGGTATTTCCGGAACCAACATCAAGACGGTGAAAGTCAGGAATGTTCGAGCTATCAGAATGACAGCCGGTGAGCTGATCGTTGATGGAGCTATTACAGCTTCCAAGATTGCCGCCAACGCAATTGAAGCCGACAAAATAGCCTCCAACGCAATTACCGCTGACAAGATTGCGGCTGGTGCAATCACAGCCGAGAAGATTTCAGCCAAGTCCATTTCTACGGATAAGTTGGCTATCGGTTCCTTCGACAACATACTTCCAGATCCGGATAATTTACTGAATTCTTGGATTGACCCATCAGCAAGTTCACCGGCTGTTGCACGTTGGCAATACACCTCCACAGATGCCAGACCGGAACGCGCGAAGAACTACCAGCAAATCAATCTCGGTTCCGGAGGCAACGCCCAAGGAACTGTCTATTTCGGCTATAACAGGGAGATGATTCCCGTAGAACCGGGACAATCATTCACCGGGTATGCATGGATGAGAAACAACAAGACCATCAACACCGAATACAACTATGTATCACTGAGGTTCTATTTCTACGACAAAGCCGGAGCATTAATCTCAGGTTCCGGAGGCAACCAAAATGGCGGAAGCAATTCCGCTCTTTCAGGTGTTTGGACTCGTGTTGGTGGAATTCCGGTAACAGCCCCCGCTGGAGCTGTAGGAATGAGAATCCGACCGACCGTCTACTTCTCTAACCACGTAGCCAACGGAGAAATCTTCTTCTGTGGGGCCATGTCGGTCTTCAGAGCCGTTTCCGGTGAGCTAATCGTTGATGGTTCTATCGACGGTAAAACCATCACAGGTGCCAACATCATTGGTTCTCGTTATCAGTTCAATGGTGCCGGTGCAGGTCTCGGATATAACACAATCATTGATAACGATGAATTGGGCGCATACATGGCTTGGGAAATTCCGGGTCAGATTCTTCCAGCCACAATCCGTGCGTTCGATAATGACCCTTGGTCAGACTATATAACCCCAACATTAGTACTTCGACCTCCATCCAAAACCGGGTTTACTGCCCGAGATGCAGTGAAAATTTCTTCTGGTTATGATGGTGGCACCGGTGGCTTGGTGGACATCGTAGGTAACTTGTGGGTTCGCGGAGAACTACGTGGACGTTATCAAGTAAGCAACTCTCAGGGCTATTACACATCACTAGCCATTAACGATGTGACTAATGGTTATACCGCCGACTCACCAACCATCAAGTCTCTCGGTATGTACAACCGTACCTACACATCCTCTTCAAACCTCTATATCACCTCTAATGGGTATATGGGTAGAGCAACATCTGTTCGAGCCGCAAAGCTCGCGATTGAGGATATTCCTCAGGAACAGATTGATGCACTTCTCAACGTCAAGCCGCGTTGGTGGTTTGATAAGTCTGATTCGGAAAAACTAGCCGACTACACGAACGCTATAAACAACCCCGCATCAGGATTAGATCCTGACGAAATCTCTGACGTTCCGAACAATCTCACCCGTATTCCGGGTCTGGTTGCTGAAGAGGTTGAAGAAGCCGGAGCAACAGCCTTCGTTACCTATGACCGAGACGGAGAGGGAAACTTAACCCTCTCCGGTGTCAACTATGACCGCGTTGGCCCAGCACTTCTCGGAGTGGCTAAAACCCAAAGAGACAAGATCGCTGAACAAGATGAAAAGATTGCAACTCTGGAATCTCGCCTAGCGTTGATCGAATCTCAGCTTGGAATAAACATCAACCAATAACTAAATATTTATCATCCGAAAGGAACCTGTCTCAATGAGGCAGGTTCCTCTTCTTTAACAAAGGACGTACCAATATGAGCTACTACCTAGCTCCATCACTAGTAAGGCTTCGCGCACAGATCAACGCCAAATGGCCCAAACGAGACACCTCCTCCGATGGATGGATTGGAGACCCGAGCCACGCCGCCAGAGTTTCCGACCACAATCCGGATTATTCGGACGGTGGTGTTGTCCGTGCAATTGATGTGGACATTGACGGAATCGACGTGAATAAGTTGATGACTGTTTTGAAGAAAGACAGCCGAGTCAACTACTTCATCTACAACAAGCATATTTACGGCGCTTCGCAGTTCGCTAAGCGTGTCTACACTGGCAGTAATCCACATACGAAGCACATTCACATTTCAATCAAGCACACCAAGGCGGCAGAAGCTGACAGCGCTTGGAAGTTGGACGGAATTCTAACCAAGTGGAAATCAGGCGCAAAGACCAAGCCAAAGCCTAAAGCCACAGATCAGGACCTGAAAATCCAACAGCGTTTGAAGGCTATGGGCCTCTACAAACGCTCAACGGATGGTGTCAACGGCAAATACCAACAGGCCGCAGTTAAGGCCTTCCAGAAGGCGCACAGCCTTGTTCAAGACGGATTCTGGGGGCCAAAGACCGAGGCCAAATATCAAGACAACGTCAAGCTTCAAAGGGCGTTGAACCTGATGAAGTCCGCTACTCCGAAGCTCACTGTGGACGGATACCTAGGCAAGCCGACCGAACGCAGAATTGCGGACGTATTGAAGCGAAACGCCTGGAGCCGACGAGAGCTGAAATCCAAGCTCAAGGCAGTAGGAGCCATGAAATGACGAATCCTCCTGTCCCATACGTTGTGGAACCCCCGCTATCAGCGGTACTTCACCGAGTGAGCCTCTTCGCTCGCTACGCAGTACTAGCAATCATGGGCCTAATACTTTTCATGTACTTCGCCGGAGCCCTTCCATGGGCTGGGCTTGGAATCTTCGTGCTTGGCACAGCCTCAGCCGTGTCCGTGATGTTTTCCCAGTACCGCCTTGAATGGGTTTCGCTACTCCCCCTCACCGGGCTATGCGTCGTCACGGCAATTCTCCTAATGGGGATTTCAACCGGTGTTGTCATCATGCTCCTGATTGTGGCTTCCCTGTCCATGATCGAGCGCTATTTCCATCTATCCCACGTTGCCCGAAAGCTCCGTAAATTACCCAAGAGCTGAGGCCCACTTTGGAAGCAATCATCATCGCAATCATCGTGGGTCTCTTCGGTTCCGGAGGTTATGTCACTTGGTACAAGGCCAAAAACGACTACAAAGACAAAGCCCGAAACTCGGAGCTAGACGCTGACTCCCGCTTCTTCACGAGGTACGACAAGGAAATCCTTGGACTCAACACCGAGATTGACGAGCTGGAGGATTACAACAACCGTCTCGTGAACGAACTAATCAGGAACGGAATCCCCGTTCCACCTAAACAATTACCCAAGGACATCCAATGAACAAAATCAAAGACTTCCTCACCGATCCAAAGAACCGCAACTACGTCTACGGCGTAGCAAGAGCAGTCATCGCGCTTCTCGTAGTGTCAGGCTTCCTCATTCCCGGCCTTGATGAAACCATCATGGTTTTGATTGGCGCACTCTTAGGACTAGGAACCAACGAGTTGGCGAAGCGCAATGTTCAAGAGCCGACCGAAGAAGCCGATACAGACCTTGAAGGTCTCGGAGAGTAAGTATCAACCATCATCCATTAGAATGAGAACATGGATGAAAATTTGAGTCTTGAACAGATTGAGAGCGAACTGTTGGAATTCCTTTCAACGGTAGAGCTAGGGCAGAGCAAGGAACGAGCTGGCGAATTAATCATGCTCGCTCGCATCAACCACTTCATCCAAGCCTCTAGTGGCAACCCTGACTACCAAGGGAAGTCAATGGCTTTCCGCAAGTGGTGGGGCACGATTCTCGATGCCCTCGAACTCAAAGGTGACGCACGATCCAAAATGGCCGCCAGCGTCCGTTATTCAGTCGGCAATGCGGCCCGGAAGATGCTCACGGAAGAACAGCTTGAAGACGCAGGTCTCAAATCAACCTCACCCCGCGAACGCGGTAAAGGCAGTTATGACCGGGTCGCTTCAATTCACCTCCTTCTCACCAAGGCAAAAATCGAAACCCCCGAAGACATTGAACTAGCCGCCAACACCATCAAAAGGCTGTTCCCCCGGCTTCCGCTCAAAGTCCAGAAGGATCTACTCTCCGAACTTCAAGACTAAGTTCACAAGAAAACCCCAACCCATTTTCGGGTTGGGGTTTCTTTTTTGCACTTCATAAAGTACAATGCACGACCTCAAATTTCCATGGTAAAATAGAAGGAGTTAAAAGTATCTTTTCAAAAGGAGAAACAATGATTAAACAACTTCCAGTACATGAGGAACAAGACCTTATTGCAAGAACTAAGTCCGGGGATTCCGAAGCCGCCGAAGTGCTTCTAAAGCAATATGAGCCAGCCATGAGAGCCGCCGCTTCTAGTCGCAACGGCTTCCTCGATAAAGACGAGACCTCCTCAGCTACACACTCAGCGTTCATGGAGGCGATCCACGCGTTCAACCCATCGAAGCACACGCGATTGAGCGCGGTCATCAAGAATTACCTAAAGATTGAACTGAGCTACGAGAACTCAACCGCCAAGAGTCTTTCAATCCCTGATCGCACGCTAAAGAGGTTCGCCCAAATCTACAATGCCGCTAATCGAGATGTGACCTTAGCCGCTGAAATCGCGCCGGGTAATGAGATGACCTCAACTACATTCCTCCATATTCACAACATCATCTATGGCTCAACACATCTTCCTGAACCCGACTACGAGACTGACACCATCAGCCGTGTTATAAATACCGCCGACAAAACTTCAGGAAGACGCACAGAATTTATTAAGATCATCCTCGAAGAACAAGGCAATGAGACCGACCTCAGCCCCGAAGAATTGAACGTCATCCTCACACACTACGGATTCATCGGTAATGCCAACGTCAAGGATTACAAGGAGACGGCCTATGAACTTGGTATAGACAAGAACACCGTCAAAGCACACCACTCCTCCGCACTCAAGAAGGCTAGAATCAGACTTTCAAACATCAACCAATAA